TCTTTGATTGATAAAATGGGTAAGAACTATCAAGTGTATAAACTTGGTGGACATTTTACTCAAAGAGCATTTGAACAAGAGTTTGGTGAGGGTGCAGAGTATCCACAGATTGCCATTGGATATAGACACATTGGCAATCTGAAGGAGACCTTGCAGCACCTCCAGTCAGAAGGTGAGTTTTGTAAAGTATGATACAAAACTGCTTGCATATATACACTATAGGGTATATAATACCTGTACGTTCATCCGATGTTCAGTATTTTGCTGGCATTAACCCTTGCCCATCATGCCGACGACAACCCCTACGGGTGGCATATGTCGTGTGAAAGGTTTCTACAACAGAGAATTGAAATCCTTATGGATGACAATCTCGATAGAAGATCTAAATATAACCTCATTGGTTATTTTAGGTCAAAGGTAGAAGGGGAATGCAATCAGACACTGACATAGGACGCAAGTAAGTCGCGGAACGGAGCGTAAGCAATTAGAATGATTTATTACACCTACTACTCTTACGAACCCTTTGGGAGAGGCTACATCGGTAGCAGAGGATGTGAGTGTAATCCAGTGGAGGATGATTATTTTGGTTCCTATGGAGACAAAACATTTAATCCTTCATGTAAAATCATTCTTACCGAACATGCTACGAGAGAAGAGGCAGTTGAAGCAGAAGTAAAACTCCATGAGTTTTATCAAGTTGATACTAATTCTCACTTTGCTAATAGGGCAAAGCAAACATCTTCTTCATTTTCTTTCTGTTCACAAGGAGAACGAATTGGTGGAGGTAATCCCTGTTTTGGTAAAGTTCGTGTTACTGACGGTAAAAATGAACGAGTAGTTTATGAAGATGACATTCCTTCTGGTTGGTGGAAAGGTAGAAGTCGTAATCCAAAAGAATACGCTACTACTAAATCAATAATATATACCAGAGGTAAAATGTATGATAACTTTCTAAAAGATGTAAGTAAAGATGAATCTATTTTATCTTTACCTATTAGACAACTTGCAGAAGTTTATCAAACATCTCATACTTCTATTCGTCGCTGGAAAAAATCACTCTAATCGTTCATCCCATGGTTGAGTTACTACTCTATACAGCACTCAATTGTCAAGAAGCCGATGCTTTAATGCTTCGGATTGCCAAGCACAAAGATCTACCACCAGCAGTGGTAGTAGAACTTGTTGAGACCGTAAAGGACTCTGTGCCTGAGTGTTACTGGGACGCAAACGACTAAAGGAACGGGTCTTAAAACATCCAACTACTTTAGGAGTAAACTTATGAATACGCTGAATCTCATCAAGAAGCAGATCAACAAAGCTGCTGCACTGCACGACTCACAGATTCTCCACACTGCTTATCGTGGTGTTGAGTATGACGTAAACTGTGCAACTCACGAAGATCGCCACGGTACATTCTGCTATCGCGGTCGTATCTACAAGAAGTGATTCATTAGAGAGGGTTTAAGAACCCTCTCTTTTTTTGTACTTTCATTACAAATTAACAAATGTTAGTGAATTAACACAAACTTACCTACATAGTATAGAATTAGAAGGTAAACGCCTATGCACTGATTCGTTTTTACATCATTGTCCAATAACATGGAGTGAACATGCATAACATCCTATCGCGTAATCAATTAGCAGAATGGAATCTTGAAGACACGCCAGACTCAGAAGCAGATTTAATGAATGATTACTTTGACTGCCTAATTGAATGCGATGACACACAACAATCCTGTAAACGAATATGTAAGAAACTACTAGTTTAAAGAAAGAGGGGCATTGCGACCCCTCTTTTTTTATGGTATAATGTAGGGCAAGCGATATCACCATATGGAAAAAGACAAACTAAAGTTGATCGTCCGAAACCTAGAATTGCTTGTAGATGCTCTGAAGTCAGAAGTTTACTCAGATGTCCAAGCATATCAATATGAAGAAATTGCACCACATTTAACAGATTACGACGAAGTATTTGATGAAGGAGACGATGACGGATACCCCGATTAAACTTGTTAGCGTCAGCCCAGACGCAGAAAAGCACATGGCATATTGTGCTCGTGTAAGTAATCCAAATAATCAAGACAATGAAAAGTTTTCTGGTCTGCTGAAGTATTGTATCAAGCACCAACACTGGAGCATCTTTGAGCAAGCATATCTAACTCTAGAGATCAATACTTCTAGAGCAATCGCGGCTCAAATTTTGCGTCATCGTAGTTTTACATTTCAAGAGTTTTCGCAACGCTATGCTGACTCTAGTGCTCTGATGGAGGGTAACATTCCTCTGCCCGATCTGCGACGGCAAGATACCACCAATCGTCAGAAATCTATTGATGATCTTGATACTTTCCTTAAACAGAAGTATGAGATCTGGATGCAGCATCACTTCAAACAAACTCTAGAGGTTTACCAAGACATGTTAGATCATGGCGTGGCAAAGGAATGTGCAAGAATGATTTTGCCACTCGCTTGTCCCACCAGAATATACATGACGGGTTCAGTTCGTTCATGGATTCATTATATTGACCTTCGCACTGGACACGGAACGCAGAAGGAACACATGGAAATTGCTGAGGGTTGTAAGAAAATCTTCATTGAACAATTCCCTGTGGTTGCTGAAGCACTTGAGTGGTAATAAATATTAACATCTAAAGGAGGTCTAACATTGCCAACATATCCTGTTATTAATAGAGAAACTGGGGAGAAAAAAGAACTCTCCATGACAATGAAAGCATATGATGAATGGAGAAAAGAGAATCCTGGTTGGGACAAAGACTGGCAGGCAGGTGTTGCTGGTGTAGGAGAAGTCGGAGAAATGCATCTGAAGGGAGAAGCGAATTCAGGTGGATGGAACGAAATCCTAGACAGAGCATCCAGACAACCTGGTGCAAACGTCCGTAAAAACCGCGATTACAGTTTCTAAATGCCTAGAAGAAAGAAGAATCCTGACCAACCCATTGGAGTTGGTTTGACTGCTAAGCAGATGAAGAGAAAGAAACCCATCAACTCAGACTTGATGCGGGACATTGATCCACTCACAGAGAATCAAAAACTTCTCTTTGATGCATATGATGATGGCAAAAATGTCGTTGCATATGGTGCTGCAGGGACAGGTAAGACATTCATTACACTCTGGAATGCTCTACAAGATGTTCTTGGTGAGAATTCTCCTTATGAGAAGATCTATATTGTTAGATCTCTTGTAGCAACTAGAGAGATTGGTTTTCTTCCTGGAGACCATGAAGATAAGTCTGCACTTTTCCAGATTCCTTACAAGAATATGGTTAAGTATATGTTTGAGATGCCAACAGATGCAGACTTTGAAATGCTCTATGGTAACCTGAAGACTCAAGGAACGATTAGTTTCTGGAGCACTTCATTCATCCGTGGAACAACCCTTGACAAGGCTATCATTATCGTTGATGAATTTCAGAACTTGAATTTTCATGAACTTGATAGTATAATAACAAGGGTAGGTGAAGACACCAAGATTATGTTCTGTGGTGATGCTACTCAGACTGACTTGACTAAGCAGAATGAGAGAAATGGCATCATGGATTTTATGAGAATACTACGAGTCATGCCATCAGTCGAAATGATTGAGTTTGGCGTTGATGATATTGTACGTTCAGGTCTTTGTAAAGAATATCTACTTGCTAAACTTGATTTGAATTTATGACTTTTACCCATTGTAATTATCTTGGTGAACTTGAATTAAACAAGAAAGAAACTAACGGCATCCGTCTCTACAATCTTCCGAATGGAGAGTGGGTGCCTTCTATTACATCTGTAACCTCTTTCTATAACCGACAGATCTTCGCTAAGTGGAGAGCACGGGTTGGTATTGAGGAAGCAAATCGTATCACAAAGAAAGCAACCAGTCGTGGAACAGACTTCCATGCTGCAACTGAGCTTTATATGTTGAACAAAGAAATTGATTGGGATGAGTTTAGACCTCTAACCAAGTTCATGTTTCATCATGCCAAACCATATCTAGATCGTATAAATAACATACACGCTATAGAAAGGACTCTATATTCGGAGTACCTTGGATTAGCGGGTCGAGTTGACTGCATCGCAGAATACGATGGAGAACTAGCAGTCATCGATTTCAAGACTTCAGAGAAGATAAAACCAGAAGAATGGTTGGAGAACTATTTCGTTCAAGAAATGTTCTATGCCTCTGCCTACTATGAGTTGACTGGAATTTCTGTCAAGAAACTCATCACTATCATGGTAACTCCTGGTGGTGAAGTGAAAGTATTTGACAAAAGAAACAAAGACGACTATATTAAATTACTAGTAAGGTATATTAAAGAATTTGTACATCACAATACTGGGTCAAAAGATGGAGAATGAACTAGAAAAGGCATTTGAAAGCAAGTTCTTTTGCCCATCTCGTTTCGCACAAGAGATTGAAATGCTAGTGCAGAAGCACAAGGACATGAATTATATTGATGCCATTGTTCACTTCTGTGAACTCAACTCTATTGATTTAAACTCTGTTCCCAAACTAATCTCAAAACCATTGAAAGAGAAGATTAAATACGAAGCAATGGAGTTGAACTTCTTGAAGAAGACTTCCCGTGCAAAATTGATCTTCTAATTCCAACAGGGCGCGAAAAAATTTTCGCCAAAAAATTCACCCTATTACTTTTTTATGATGCCCGCTGATGCTTATAGATGCTACTTGTCGATGAAGAATCACTTCACCAAAGACAAGTATGATTACCACAAGTATTGTGGTAAGGTTAGAGCAACAAATGAAGCCTTTTATAAGAGGAAAGATAGATTCTGGTTTGAAAAACTGGCAAGAAATAAATCCGACCAAGAAGTCATTGATTTCTTTGTGTCTAACTTTATTACTTGTACTGACCCAAGTAAACTTTGGATCGGTGAATTGATCAAAGAGGGTGAAGATAGGTATACTGATTGGAAAAAGAGAAATCAATCACTCTCCTATATTTTTAAAGAAGAAACTGAATCTGTCTTCAGCAATGATAATTTTGATTCAATGTTTGTCATTGATGGTACAAGACATCCACAAATTCTAAAAGAATATCTAAGAAAAAATATATCGATCGAAACTTTAGTAATCCTAGATCAAATTCTAGGATTTAGAAAGAACTTTGACTCCCATCTCAAAGACCCAGTGTGGGAAACCGTCAGTATGAGAATGAAAAAATATTCTCCTTTTCTAAATATTGATGTACAACGTTATAAGCAAATTCTTAAGAGAGTAGTCCTATGAGTTTCTTTGACTCTGAAATTGTTCGGTCAGAGATGACTGAAATTAGTGAACTTCAAGATGAAGTTTATGGTAAGTTCATGCACTTTCCATATATGAGTAATGATGATAAGTTGGAGCAAGTCTCTAACTTGGAAAAACTCATAGAAAAACAAAAGATTCTTTATGCTCGTCTCAAATTATCTGATGATCCTGAAGCGAAGATGATGCTAGAAAGAATCACTGACTCTGCTCAAATGATGGGTCTCTCTAAGGGTGTTGACATGAATGTCGTCTTCAATAAGATGTCAGAGATGCTCATCATCATGAGACAACAAATTGACAACGGTTCCATTTAACTCTATAATACCGTTGTACACATAAGCCGAATCCAAACTAATCCGATTAATCCTATGTCTTTCGCAAATCTTAAAAAGCAATCTGGTCTTGGTTCTCTCACCTCTAAACTGGTGAAGGAAGTTGAGAAGATGAATAATACTGGTGGTGGTGGTGATGACCGCCTGTGGAAACCAGAAGTAGATAAAACTGGTAATGGTTTTGCAGTCATCCGTTTCCTGCCTGCACCTGAAGGAGAAGAACTCCCTTGGGCAAAGATGTACACCCATGCCTTCCAAGGCACTGGTGGTTGGTACATTGAAAACTCCCTGACCACTATCGGTCAGAAGGATCCTGTGTCAGAACACAACAGTCAACTCTGGAACTCCGGTGTTGAGTCTGACAAAGAGATTGCACGTAAGCAAAAGCGTAAACTGTCCTACTATGCCAACATCTATGTTGTGCAGGACAAAGCAAACCCACAGAACGAAGGTCGTGTCTTCCTGTATAAGTTCGGTAAGAAGATCTTTGATAAGATCATGGAAGCAATGCAACCAGAGTTTGAGGATGAGACTCCTATCAACCCCTTTGACTTCTGGCAAGGTGCTAACTTCAAACTGAAGATCGTCCGTAAGGATGGTTATTGGAACTACGACAAGTCTGAGTTCGATCGTGTATCACCTCTGCTTGAGGATGACGATGCACTGGAAGCACTCTGGAAGAAAGAGTATTCTCTTGCTGGTCTGACTGCTGCTGATCAGTTTAAGACCTATGAGCAACTGCAGAATCGTCTGCAACTGGTTCTGGGTCAGAAGTCTCCTTCCCGTCCTCGTCTTGATGAAGAGGTTGAGGATGAAGAAACCGATCGCGGTTCATTCACTCCTAACTTTGAATCAAGCAAGCCTCCTGCTGCAGCAGCAGTTGTCTCTAGGGATGAAGATGAAGACGATGCTCTGTCTTACTTCCAGAAACTTGCTGATGAATGATTATTGATACAGTCTGATATTATCAGCACGCTTAAGGGTTTCACTCACATACTGAGTGGAACCTTTTTTGTATTCCATCATTTCTTCCAGATCATCAAAGATAACATTGAGATAACTTGGTTTTAAGAGATAGATATTTCTCTTGCGATTGTTTATTATTTCCTCATATTGATAATTGGTGACAGGGATAGAAATATTTGTGACACTAACTTCTCTGCCTGTCAATGAATCATAGTAAGTAACACTTTGATTATTATCAACTTCTAATCCTGCAGGGAAGATAACAGCCCCATTGCTATCTTTTACTTCTTTTGATTCATAATGATGAATTCCAGAGTATAAAGTTGCTGCTGGTTCATCCTCAAAAACATCAAGATATTTTTCTGTTACATATGCATCAAATGCACTCTGCGTTAATGGCCATTCATTGTACACATTGATGATGTTATTTGAAAGCAAGACAACCCAATCTAGAGTTGGGTCACCATAAAAATCATTAGCAACATTATCTGGTCGGGCATCACCTAGAACTGTATATTTTTGAAAAAGAGTTGACTCTTGA